ATAAAAAAGGTGGTAATATTAATAACTATGCTCCGGGAGGAGAACTATCTCCTAAAGATTTAGACCCAGCTACTCTAGAAAAATACTTATCAGATTTAAGAGGTTTGGAAAACTCTATTAAAAAAGGTTACAAAAATAATAAATGGTATCCTCATGCAAGTGTTGAAGGTGGTGCTAATACCATAGCTTATGGACATAAATTACAACCTGGTGAATCATTTGCTTCAGGTTTGACTGAACAACAAGCTAGAGACTTACAGAAAAAAGATGTATTAGCTCATCAGACTAAAGCAGAAAAATATGTAGATGACAAATATGGTACAGGAACTTATGACAAGTTACCTCAAAATAGTCAAATGATGCTTACTGATTATGCATATAATTTAGGTAGCTTAAATAAGTTCCCAAGTTTTGTAGAAGGAGTTGTAAAAGGAGATAAAAATAAAATGCTCCAGCAATATGAAAGAAGAGGATTAACACAAAGAAATAACTGGACTAAAGATGTAATAAATACTACTGATTTCTCTAAAGGTTCAGATGAAGGTTTTTTTGGTTGGCTTAAAACTGCTTTGTCAAACAAGAAGAATGGTGGGGCTATTGAAATAGATATTAAAAATAAAGAAGACCTAAAAAGATATGTTGATCAGGGTTTCATTATAGAAGAATTGTAAATTTTTAAAGTTTATTCATTAAATTAAATTTTAGTATATTAGTATATAACACGTTATTATGAAAGTAAGAATAACTAAAGCACCAGATGGAAAAGGAAAGTTTGTAAGTAAACTACAAAAATTTACAGCACAAATGGGTGGAACAGCTCCTTCTTCTCAACAACAATTGGTAAATTTTATAGCAAATGATATTGCTTCAGGAAAAGCTAAAGAAGAAACTATGATTAAACTCTTTGCTATTTTAGGCAATGATTTTAATTCTGCTAATAGTTACTATGATCAAGTGTATCAAATGTATGCTTCTCAAAATAAAGAAGAAGATGAAGAAGAAGAAACAGATGAAGCAACAGAATCTAATAAAGTAGAAATAGCAAATAGTCCTGTAACACAACCTGTTTCAGAACAGAATGAAACTAAAATTTCTAATGATCTTATAGCTGAAGATAGAGACGACTCAGACTTTGATGCAGAAATATACTCTGACTATGAAGATCCTAATGCAACTACTCAAGCTAAATTAGGAGGTAACTTTAAAAAGGAAAGAAGAAAGTATGTAAACAATATTCTTAAACTGGCTAAAAAAGAACTTGGTGGAACAACACAACTAACTCAATCTTCTACACCAGATCCAACTGGTGAAGAAGTTAGAAATAATATGAAAGGTTCTTTTGTAAATAATCTTAAGAATAATGCTCAGTTAGCTGTAATAAAAGAACAAGCAGAAAATCAGTTTGATACATACATGCAAGATGGTGGTCAAGAACAACCATATGACTTTACTCATTATACTCATGGTGATACTGATGTGTTTCATGATCCTATGAATGAGTTAGTACAAGCAAGATTAGGCTTTAATAAAAGAAGAGGTTTTAGAAACAATCCTTATTACATGACACCTTTTATGGGTCTTACTCCTGATATGTTACAAATGGGAATGATGGGACCTATAAGTAAATTAGATGTTACAAGATCCCATTGGTTAACAGGAAGACCTTCTAGATACTCTATGGAATTTAGCCCTATGCCAGGAATGGGTATGGGTTATTATTTACCTGGTTATGGATACGGTATGAGAGCTACTGGAAATAAAACTCCGGGTAGACTTGTAACTGAACAAATCAGTAAAGATGTAAATAATGAGAGTATAAAAGAAGTAGCAAATACAACTAACTCTGAAGCTGCAAATAATGCTACTGGTCCAAAAAATTGGAATGAGGCAGATTATAATAGTGATAATGTTCCAGATTATTTACAACCAGATGGTGCAGGAACAGAAGATCTAGCAATGGGTAGAAATTTACCTGTAGGTCCAGTAGAAAATCCTAATGATCCTACTGAAGAAATACCTACAGAAAAAGTTATTACTAAACCTAAAAAGAAATCTACTCCTAAAACAGTTACTCCAGAAGTTACTCCAGTAGTTACTCCTCCTTCAGATCCATTTGGTATTGGTGCAGGAATTGAGAATCTTATTAGAGGAGGTGCTGAGTATCTAGACCAAGGTATTACAAAAGGAAAAGATTGGTTAGTAGAAAATTCTAAAAAAATGCAAAATGATGCTAAATGGGAAAAGTATAGAACTGAGTCTGGCGCATTAATGTCAGGACCATATGTTCCAAGTTATCATTATTATGGTTCAGTAGGTATGGGTCCTCAAGCAGCACAAGCAGATGATGATTTAGTGCAAACACTTGCATTAGGTGTACCTAACTTAGTTAGTGGTGCAGCTAATTTGTTTAGAGGTGCCGCTGGAAATGCAGCACAACAAGCAGCTGGAAATGCAGCACAGAGAGGTGCTAACAAAATTTATATAGACTTTTGGAAATCTATAAAAAATAATCCAAGATCTTTAGATGGCTATCTTAGAAATCCAAAAATGCAACAAGAAGCTAATAAGTTATTTAAAGATTATTGGAAAGCTACAAATAGAAAAGGTTTACCTGAACCTCCATCTGGCACTCAATTAAAATTTTCATTTCCTGGAATGGAAGTAGGAGGTATAGTAAATGATCCATTTATGGATCCTTACGGAAACTTACAAAAGTTTATTTATGGTGGTAATGATGTTTTTACTCAAGCAGATTTAGATGATACTTATTCTAAAGATACAACAGATGCTTACTTTGCTGATGGTGGTTTAACTAAATATCGAACAAGAGGAGAAGTAGGTAATGATTATAGTTCTTATGCTAAACAAATAGGAGATAGATTAGGTATGTCTTTAAGAGATGATCTATCTGCTAAAGAAATGTATGAGTTAGCTCAAAAGGCTGGTATGGCTAATTCTCAAAGTAATACAAGAACACAGACTAATGTAAACAGAAATGCTTATCCTAATTATTTTAACGCAGGTTATAATAGAGGGCAGTTTCCTGGAATGTATTATGATCCTAGATTAGGAAACAGAGGTCCTGGTATATTTCCAGGGAGATTTGCTACTTATGCGGGAACATGGGCAAAACCAATGGGTATGCGTGTAGCAGGAACTAATCAACCTTACACAGGTATGTTTGATCCTTCTAGTATTGCTAAGATAAATGTTACAAAATCTAATTGGCTAACAGGAGCTCCTAGAAGATATACTATAGATTATAATGTAAACAGAGATGCTTCTGGAAAACCAATGATTAATCTACCTACTTCAGGTAGTTTAGCATCCGCAGGTAATACATCTGCCGGTAGCAATGTACCTAAAGGAAATGATCTACAATCTACTTTACAGAGAGAAACTCAAGGTTTATCTGGTAGAGATTTGAGAGTTAAAGAGCGTGATATAAAAAGAGCTTTTAATCAAGGTTATGGTAGTGATTATGCATATGATGATAGTAGAAATGGAAATTTTTCATCTACTCCATCATCTACTGTAAAAGCACCTGGAGAAGATAAAGAGTATATTGCAGAATTCCAACAAAAACAAAAAGATAGAGGTTTAGTATGGAATGAACAACAAAAGAAATGGGTACCTAATGCACAGAATATGGCGGCTATTAATGCTGCAACTGATCCAAACTATGTAGCTAATCAACAAACTGCAGGTAATGCTTTGGAGCAAATGGTAAATAATCCATCTAATCTTTTTGATTACTCTAATTCCCCTAGACAATCTAGTGCTCCTGATGTAAAACAATCTGCACCTACTGGACAAACACAATCTCCAACAGCTTTAGATTATTTACAAGGGAAAGCTCAACCAACAAGTAGAACACAAAGTGGTACTACAGTAATTAATGCTGCTGGAGAACCAATAACAGATGAAAGTTTTACAGAAGCTAATGCACCTTCTGCAGCAAATCCAGTATCTGCACCATCTAATCCATTAGCAGCATTTATACAATCTGCTATGGGTTCACCAAGTAGCACATCTACTGAAAATTTATTTAATGCTGTGCAACAAATGAAAGCTAATGCTTCTCCTCAAAGTTCAGCAAATGTAGAAACCGGTAGACCAGGTTTTGATTTACCTACAACACCAAGTGCACCAGAAGCAAAATTTGAGATTGACAAAAACAATCCTTATAATGAACAAAAGGAAATGTACTACTATCTCCAAAATATGAGGAATGAAGCTTATCCAGAATGGAGAAGAAATACAGTTCCTTTTAAAAAATTTGGTGGTTATTATCAGCCGGGTGGAGAGAAGAGAAGAATAATGCCTCAATTATTTGACCGCTTAGATAGACTCAGATCTTTTCTTGGTAACAATGATGAAGAGTCTGTACAAATGCCTCAACAAACATTTGAAGAAGAAATACCTTTAGAAGATTTTTATAATCAAAGTAACTTCTATGATTTTAACTTTCAAAATACATTACCTGTACCAGAAGAAGAACTGATGTATCAAACAGAATATACTCCTGAACAATTGGGTTTAGTTGAACCAGTTAGTAAACAATCAGAGTTTAGTAATACGAAAAAATCTACTAAACCAAAATCTAATTCATCTGGTAAATCTAAATCTACTTCATCTACTAAACCTAAATCTACTACTAGCTCAAATGTATCAGCTGATGATTATGATAAATATGTTTCTGAAAATAAAAATAATTATAAGCCACTTTCATCTGAAGAATTAAAAAAAGCACAAGCTGCTAAATTAAAACAGGATGAGGCTAGATATCGTAATAGAAACTATAATAGTTATACTGATGCTAAGAATGCAGCTAGACAATTTTCTGATGTTTCTACACAAGATGATCTTATTTTTAGAATGAACAATCAGCTAAAAACTTTGAGAGACCAAGAAATGACTTTATTATATAAATCTAATAAAACAGCAGCTGAAAAGAAAAAGCATGCAGAGTTAAATAAACAAGCAAATGATTTAACACTTAAGATACAAGCAGAAGAAGCTAAACTTAAAAAGATAGTTGATGCAAAACTTGCTGGTAAAAAAAGATTTGGCGGAATACCTCAAGCTAATTATGGTTTTCAAACTCCTGTTACTGAAGATGACAGAACTAAACCTGCATTAGATAGAATGCAAACTATGTCTTCTAAAGATGCGGGAACACAATTACTGAATACTCAATTAGATAAAATGAGAGAAGAGTATGGTGAAAAACCTGGAGTAGTTTCTGTAGATTACAGAAATAAAAATATGTGGGAATTAAATCCAGAAATAGGTAATATTCAATTTAATACTGCTTTAGCTGGAGCTACTGGACTTAAAAATATAGGAGATACAAAAGGTGTGCAAGCAGATTTATATAATGCATTTAAAGGTGATGCATCTGCTCCTGAAACAGCAATGATAGATGAAGGAAACTATGATACTAATACAGGTACATTTAAACCAAATCAACAAGGTTTTGAAAAAAGAGTTCAATATGGTGGGCCTATATATGAAGATGGTGGAAGTGTGTATGATGATATGGAAGAAGGAGATGAAGTAATGATGACACCAGAAGAACTTCAAGAATTTTTAAATAATGGTGGTGAAGTAGAATATATATACTAAAACAAATGATAAAAGTAAAAATTAAAAAAGTTCCTGGTTTAAAACAAGCTAGAACTGGTTATCAAGTTCAAGGTGCATTAGCAAATGACGTACCTGCCTTTGGTGGTGCTGACTATAATGCTTATATAGGAAAACCTCAAACTAAAGTTAATAGAACTTTGCAACCTATTGCAAGAGAAGGAGCTAATCTAGAAGCTGAAAAGAATGAAACAGTTGTTACTAATGATGGTAGTAATATGCCTGCATTTTATACAATTGGTGGTAAAAGACATTATGAAGGAGGTACTCCTTTAAATTTACCAGATGATAGTTTTATTTTCAGTGATACTAAGGCAATGAAAATAAAGGATCCTGCTATACTTAAAAGATTTGGTTTATCACCTAAAGATGGTGGGTATACTCCTGCAACTATATCTAAAAAGTATGATTTAAATCCTTATAGAAAAATTCTACAAGATCCTGACTCAGATAAATTAGAAAGAAAGACTGCTGAAATGATGCTAAAAAACTATACAATGAAGTTAGGAGAATTAGCATTAATTCAAGAATCTATGAAAGGTTTTCCACAAGACATACCTTTGATTTCTAAACCTTATATGGAAGCAAATGGTATTTCTGAAGAGGAGTTATTACCACAAAAAGCCCAACCACAGCAGCAACCTACTGAAGAGTATGCAGATTATGAAGAAGTAGAACAAGAAAATCAGATGCCTTCAGAAATGCCAAGTGGAGAACCTATTGCTCAACCTATGCAAGATGAACAAATGATGCAAATGGGACAAGAGCAAATGATGGCTTACGGAGGATATCCTATGGAAGATTATTTCTTTCCTTACAATCCTGTTGAAATGGCTTATGGAGGTTACTTACCTGAAGCTGCTACAGGAGCTATAACACCATATGAGAAAGCTAAAACTAAACAAGGTAATGTTACACCAACTGGTCAACAAAATAAGTTTAGTGATAGAGGTCAAAAGCTTGAGGATTATCTAGGACAATGGGAAGCTGATATACCTGGTATTAAAGATATGTCAGAAGGACAAGCTCAAAAAGCTATCTATGAATGGTCTTTAAAAAATAATCCAGATGCTATTAGATCAATGTGGAAACAATTTGGTTTAACAGCTAAAGGAATGAAAAGCTCTAAACTTAAAGGACTTAGCCAAAATAAAACTGGTCAATTTACAGAAGAAATGCTTAAAGATCCAGAACTATTAGAGAAATTACAAGAAGCTTATGTAGATAATTATTTTGGAGTTAGACAATTAGATCCTTTAGCTAAAAGGAAAGAGGATCCAAAAGTTATAGAAAATCCTAACGCTCCTGTTCAAAAATGTTATTGCCCTGATGAAAATGGTAATGAAGTTGAGACACCTATGGTAGATGGTAAATGTCTATGTGATGAGTATACTGCAGAGTCAGAATATGATCCTGGTTTTGCTCCACCAAGAAGAAGATCAGGCTTTTTTTTACAAGATACTATAAATACTGCTAATGCATTTGCAAATCTAATGGGATTAAAGAAATACTTACCTATTACACAAAGAATGCAACCTATAGAGTATGGAGTAAACTATTTAGATCCTACAAGAAACATTGCTGCACAAAATGAAGCTACTGCACAATTAGCTAAGGCTGTTTCTTCAACAGCTGCTGGTCCTGCAAATAGAGCTACTTTAGCTGCAATGCAAGGTAAGTTATCAAAAGGTGTTTCTGATGTATCTAGTCAATATGATAATGCTAATGTAGGTATTGCTAATCAATATGAACAAGGGTTAGGTGCTTTAAGAAACCAATATAACATGATGAATAATCAGTTGACTAAACAATTAGGAAATGAGAATGCTATTGCTAATCAAAATTATGATAATTCTGAAAGGCTTTTTAGAGGTGATGTTGCTAAAGGATATACTACAGGAATTACTAATGCAGCACAAATAGATGCTGTTAATCAACTAAATGAAAATTATAAAGTTGATCCTGAATCAGGTGGTTTTGTAGATTATGTAGCAACTGATAAAACTGTTGATCCAGGTACTAAACAAAAAGATGCCTTAGATTTTGCATATGAATTACAAGGTTCTGGTCTAAGTCCAAAGATGCAAGAAATGTTATTTAAACAAAATTATGGTCTGGGTAGATATGGTGGACAATTTGCTAATGGTGGAGCATATGTAATGGGTGATACAGTTTTTCCATTTATGTTTTATTAAACTTTAAAAGTTTATTAAACTTATAAAATTTTGATAGTTTTACAATAGATAATAAGAATCAATTATGGCAACGTATTTACAAGGCGTCACAGATTATATACCTCAGTTTCAACCCTTTCAACCTGACTTAAATTTTTATGCAAATGTTTTGCAGACAAAACAAACTCAGTATGATAATAATTGGAAGGCATTAAATAATATGTATGGTAAATTATACCATGCAGATTTAACTAGAGACGGTAATATTAATAAAAGAGATACTTATTTAAAACAAGCTGAGTTTGATTTAAAAAGAATTTCTCAAATGGATTTATCATTAGAGCAAAATGTAAATCAAGCTACACAAATATTTAAACCATTATATGAAGATAAAGGCTTAGTAAAAGATATGGCCTGGACTAAAAATTATATGACGGAAAGAGCTAAAGGAGAATCTTTTAAAAATGCTTATGATGAAAAATTGCAAGATAGATATTGGGATGTAGGTTTAAGAGAACTAGATTATAAAAGAGAAGAATTTAAAAAAGCAGATGATGCAACAGCTATGAGTTTTGGAAATGCTACATATACTCCATATGTAAATGCTATGTCTGTAGCTCAAGATGTAGCTAAAGAAGCTGGATTATCTATTGAGTCAGTAAAGTTTAGTCCTGATGGTAGATGGATTATTAAAAACAAAAATGGTGAACAATTAATAGAACCATTAAGTAAATTATTTGAAGCAAGATTAGGTAATGATCCTGCAATACAAGCTGTATATAATACACAAGCTTATGTTGATAGAAAAGATTATGCTAAGTCTAATGCTGCTTTATTTAATAATGATGAGAATGCTGCAGAAATGAAGTATCTTGAAGATAAGTTTACAATACTTAAAAGACAAAATGAATTAAGATACAAAGGTTTACAAGCACAAAATACAGTATATAATAATAGAATAGATGATTTAAAGAAACAGGTTGCTAATAAAACAGCAAACCCTGGAACAGAGCTAGAGATAGCTCAATTAGAAATGAACCGGGATATTAATGCTAAAGTATTAGCATCAGTAGAACAACAAGGCAAGACTCTAAATAATGGTATGTCAAGTACACCATCTACTGAAGGTGGATTTAGAAATCCTTATGGTGATCTAAATACTTTAAGATTTAAAGTAGATTCTGGTGTAGCCAGTATGCTTATGTCAAAAGACTTAAATGAAGCTGCTCAAATATTTGCTTATAAAGATGCTAAAACAGATTTAGAGTCTAACCCATATAAAGTAATGGAAGACAAGCATATGTACAATCTTAAAGAGATTGGTGCAAAAGAAGCTTCTGCAAAGAGAGTTGCTGAATATAAAGCTGGACTTGCTAAAAAAGAAGCACTAGATAAATGGTTAGTTGAAGACAGAGGTACACATACATGGGAACCTATTACTGATGCTAATGGTAATATAGTAGGTAGAGTAGCTAGAGAAAAAGAAAATGAAACTACTGGTGTAACTATAACAGATAGAGATGGTAATGTTACAAATGAAATTAACATGCTGGACTTTGCTAATCAAGTTAAGAAAGATCAGTTTGCTAAAGTAAAACAACTTTTTCAAAGTAGTCTTCCTCTTATTGCTACATTAAATGGTAATGGTCATATGACTAATAAAGAAGTAGCACATATATTACAAGAACAATTAGTAGCTATTGATAGATATGAAAAAGGAAAATTCTTTTTTAATAAAATACTTACAAATGATATAAGAGCAAAATATAATATAAAAAGTGATATGTCTTTGTATCAAGCAGTACGAGACGGTAAAATTCCTGCTAAAGAAGCTACTACACTTTTAGCTGGTTTTGATGATAAAGTTTATTCAGAAATTGCTAGTGCATCTCAAGATGTATTTAAAGGGGCGTATACAGGTACAGGTATTACAACACTTAAATTAGACAATATGTCAAATAAGTTAAATGAATTTATTGCTCAAAATCCTAACTTATCAGAAATTCAAGTTGGTGGTAAACCTACAGCTTTATATTCAGCTTTTAGAAAAAATAGTTCTGCTCTTACTGGTTATATAGAATATGATAAATCTCTTAAAAAATGGAAAGAAGATGCTATAAAAGGTGTAAAAGCTGAAATGATAAGACTTAATCCTAATTTAAGAGGAAAGACTTCTGTAACTGATTTAGTAAAAAGTCAATTGGATCCTAGTAATTATACCCCAAGTTCATCTATTGTAGATTATTTATTTGATGAAAATGGTAATATAAGATCACAAGAAGAATTTTATAAAGCAGTTCCAGATGATTTAAAAAGTAAATATATTAAAGGTCCAGGAAAAAGTACAGGACAAAAGATTATAGATTTTGTATTTCCTGGTTATAGTCCAACTAGTGTTAGTAGAGAGGGTATAGATAGAAGTAAAGGTAGCTACGCATCTTCAGGAAGAGTTGAAGTTTATAAGGGATTAGGAGATGATGCAGGTGGTCCTTTAAAATATTTTGAATTAGTTAAACAAGCCAATAAAGCATTTACAAATTCTTCTGTAATTAAACAAGCTCCTCCAGGAATTGATGCAATTACAGATGCGGGTACAGGACTTTATACTAATAAAATGAAGTACTATAATGTTAATACAAAGAGCATGGGACCTGTTGCAGCTAAAGGATATGAAATGTTAAATACACTAAGTAACTTAGATTTAGGTGATACCGAAAATATTAGAGTATCTACTTTTGGTTCAAGTGCTTCTGCTTGGGCGCATGGTCATGTTGCTGAAGGTAAAGATGTCCCTCTAGCACAACAAATACTTACAGATCTTAAAGACGCTAAAGGAAAGTATACAAAAGAAAATACTCTTACTGAATTTGGTATTGCTTATAAACCAATATCTGCAGGTGATATAAAATATTCTGGAGTAATAATAAAACTACCAGATGCTTATATTAAATCTCTTAATGTTAGTGATGAGAAAAAAGCTGAGCTACAGCAAAATGGAGTACAGTTTATGATACCTAAAGAACAACTATCAGGAACTACCTTGTATCAAGAATCTACAAAAGATCCAATATCAGCTGTAATAGATTATACAGGTAAACCTTATATTTATACTGATCCATTAAATCCAAAAAATACATTAACAATTTCAAAAAATGATTTTGGATTATCCCCTTATTCAGTAGAAATAACATCTGGTGTATATGACCCTAATACAAATACAGAATTAGAAAATAGATTAGTAGATTATGAAACATCTTATGGTAATAATCTTACAAGTTTTGTATTTGATAATATTACAGGTGAAGGTGGTTTCTTTGATCAATCAAGAGCAATAAATAATTACAATTATAATAATAGATAATAATGGCTGAAGAAAATCTTTTTAATCCTCTAGATGATTTAGGTCCAGAGTTTGGTGGTATTAATAGACCTGGTTCAGATGCTAATAGTTATTTACCTTTTGAAGGTGATAAAATAGATACTCCTAAAATTAATTTTCCACAGGCACCTAATCCTTTTAGTATGCCTGGTGTTAGAGATTTAACAAGACCTAACTTTAACATTAAACAAAATATTGTAAATAATCCTGGTATAATTAAATCTGCACCTAAACCTGGAAAGGTAGATGTAAAAGGTTTAATGAATGCACAACAAGATTATTTAAAATCATTAATACAAAGTAAACAGTCAAATGAAGATTATGCTAGAATATATAGTTATAATGCTGGTCCAAGTGGAGGAGCATTCTATGATAGATATGCAGCATATGGACAAGAAACATTTGATAAAGTAGGCTTTCACCCTTTAAGGGATAATGAAGCCCTATTTAATGCAAGAACTACTAAAGCAGATGATTGGAGTAGAATGATGTCACACTCATTTTTACCAATGGTGTGGAAAGGTTTTACTGATGGACCTAAGAGTTTATGGAAAATGATTCAAGGTGACTTTACCGGAACAGACCTAGAAGGAGCAGAAGAATATGAAAGATTAGCTGCTATAGGATCATCTAGTAAAGGAGGAGCATTTGGATTTGTAAATAATACAGTAATGAACTTTGGTTACACTGCTGGTATTATTACTGAAGCTATAGTAGAAGAAGTAGCTGGTTTAGCATTAGCTCCGTTAACAGCAGGTACTTCAGCAGCAGTTACTACTGCAAATAATGCAAGAAAAATACCTTCTTTATTTAAAGGTATAAAAGGTTTTGAGGCAGCATATGATGCCAGTAAAGCAGTAGGTAATACACTTAAAGCTTTAAATAATTCTCAATCAGCAAGAAAGTTTTGGAATGCAGCTAATGCTGCAGGTACTAGTAAAATAGGAAGATTCTTAAATCCTTTAGAAAATACTGTAGATGCAATAACAGGTATAAGAGCTACTGATAACTTAACGGGTCTTGCTAAGACATTTAGAACTGCCGGAGGTTTCTATAGAGATGTAAGAAACTTAAATATGGCTTTATCTGAAGCTAGGCTTGAAGCTGGTATGGTAGAAAACAAAGTTTATAAAGATGGGTATAATGCTCACTATGAAAAATTTGGTACAGCTCCTACTAATGATGTACAAGAAAAATTAATGGCTACAGCTAAACAAGCTTCATTAGATACTTTATATTGGAATACAGGATTAATATATGCATCAAATAAAATAACCTTTAATAATATTACAGGTCCAAGAGGTGGTATAAGAAACTTTGTAAGAGCTAATATAGATGATGTAATGAAAGCCGGTAACGGTAAGTTTGGTACTGTAGGTAAGATTGTTTATGATAATACTAAAAAACAATTTGCTAGACAGTCTAATGATTTTATGTCATGGGCAAAAGGTTGGGCAAAAGATCCTATATATAAAAGTGTAGGTAAGACTGTAGGTTATTTTAAATCTAATTTTACCGAAGGTTTACAAGAAAATGCTCAAGAAATAATTGCTGGAGCAAATGAAAAATATTATACAGATGCTTTTAAAAGTTCTGTTTTAAAAATGAATCTATATTCAAGAGGTGTAACTGGTTATGCAAATAAAACTAAGTTTGACTATTATGAAGATGAATTTGGTCAACAGTTTACTGAACAAGGTGCTGAAACTTTTGCATCTGGTTTCTTAATGGGTACACTTGCAGCACCTTTAAATAGTGCAGTACCTATGTTATCTATAGGATATAACAGATTATTTAATAATGCAGAATACCAAGAATATAAAACAAGAAAAGAAGAAATGCTTAATGGCATTGTAAAAAATTTAAATAGTCTTGGTCCAAAGCAATTTTATGATTCTAGAATATTTAATGCTGCTGTTCAGGATATGGCCGCAGATGTTAAAAATACAGGTTCAAAAAGACAAGCTTATGATGCTACAGATGAAGCTTTTATAAGTCAAGTAACTACTGCTATGGAAACAGGTAGTTTATATCTCTTCAGAGAAAGGATGACTGATATGAAGAAGATGACTCCTGAAGAAATAGAAAAAGAAGTTCCTGGTATAGAAAAAGGTGAGGGTCAAAAATATTTAAATAGACTTGATGATATAATTAACAGAATAGATACTGTAGAAAAAAGATATAATTACTATAAAGAAAGATATCCTAATCCAATTTCTCTAGAGACATTAAATGAAAAAGATCCAGAGTTTAATGCTAAAGTACAACTTTATACAGGTTGGAATGTAGCATTAAGAAATGCTGTATTCTTTAATGAAGCTTTTGAATCTGCTTTAAAAAGAAAAGCAGGAATTAAAAATAAACTTACAGCTAATAAACCATTTGCATCTATATCAGATACAGAAGTTAATAGCTTATTAGACAATTTAGTATTAGGAAAAGAAATAAGTAATATCAGAAATGAAATTAAATCATTAGAAGATTTAAAGAAATCTGGTACATTAAATCCTGAGTTAAATAAAGAGTTAGAAAACAAAAAGAAAAAATTAGAAGCTTACACAGAGTTATTTAATGAAACAGAAACATTTAATAATTTCTTTAACAGATATGAAAATCTTGAGTTGATTAAAAAATCAATGAAAAAAGAACTTGAAAAAAGAAATATTAAAACTGATGAATTAACTGATGAAGCTGTTATTGCAGCTATAGATAAAAATTTAGGGGCTTTTGATGATGTAAATAAAGCTGAAAGAATACAAGCATATAAAAGAAGTGTAGACAAATATTTAAAGTCTATTGCTGATGTTAGTAATGATAATGTATTTGATGAAAAATTAGATGACTTATTTAATGATTTATTAGATCACCAAAAACTAGATTCAGAATCTAAAAAGTTAGTTAGGTATAATAACCTACTACATAACCCGGAAGAATTTTTAAAACTTGTAGAAAGAAATACAGAATGGTTAAAGTCACTCTATGATAATAGAGAAAATATTTTTAGAGATATTGTAACTGAACAAATAGGTATTGTAGAAGCAAACTCTTTACTAAATGCTTTAGCAGATAGAGGTATCTACATGAGTGTAGATGACTTTGCAGAGTTTATTAAAAATGGAACTAAACCAAAAGAGTTCTTTAATGAACCTGCTAATGAAGTATATAGAGAAGGTACTACTGAATATGATGAAATTTTTGAAGAGTACTTAACTAAGTTTAATGCACTTAGACCTGAAAAACCAGTAAGCCAAGAAGAAGATGAACTCTTTGGTCAAGACTTAGATCTTGACATGATTTTTGAAGATGAAGAAACAGCACAAAAAACTAAAGAAGAACTTTATAAATCATATACTCCAGAACAAAAAGCTTCTATTAAAAAGATTGAAGAGTTAATTAAACTTCAGGAAAATGTAAAAGCAGGAGAAACACTTAAGGTAGATGACCCTACAACAGGATTAAAGGCCGGAGAAAAAGCTTATTTAATAAATGATCTTTTCCATAGAAGGGTTACTAATGCTATAAAAGATGTAGAAGCAAGTGATTACCAATATACAGATAAAGCAGTTTTAGAAGATATATTTCAAATTGCTTTTGGTGGTAATGTTCTTAAAGAAAATACTGGAGCAGAAGACTTTACCTTTAAAGGTAAAAACTATGTTAAAGATTTAGTACCTACAGAAGGTGGTTATAATATTAAAGTATCAGAAAAATTAGAAGATGGTACAATAAAACCTTTATCAGAAACTGAGTCTTCAATACTAGGTTTTATTTATTTAGCTAAACAAGCTGATCTTGCTGGATTTAGAGATGTGTTATATGAAGAACTAGCAGATGAATTAACTAATATTTTACAACCAACTACAACTCCTGTTTCTAATAAAGCTAATATAGAAAGATTAGAAGCTTTAAATTTATTAGATAAGGAATCTACAGAGTTTTTTAAAGATGGTATAGATAAAAAAGTAACAGATATAGAAAATGAATACTTAGAAAGATTATTAAATTTAGAATATTTGTCAAAACCTTTAGTTTTAAAAGATATATCTCAAAAAGAATATAATGATCAAGTTGCTTCTATAAAGAAAAGTTATGAATCTAAAATTAATAGTGTTGGTAAACGTAGATATAGAATTAATCTTGAAAGTGCAAGAGATAAGGAATTAGCTGATTTAAAAAGAAAATATGATGCAGAACCAGCTGTTTCTACCAGTCCTGTTTCTGATAAGAAAGCTGATATAGAAAGAAGAAGACAGGAAGAATTAGATAGAAAACTTAATAATAGAAAAGGCGCATTAGAAGTACAACAAGAATTTGAAAATAACTTAAAAGAAAATCAAGAAATACCAGAATATTCTAAAGTTGGGGTTAAATATAATGAAGGGTCAGAAGTAACAGCAACTTTTCAAGATAATACATCTGAAACATTTAAAGGCGAGCCTTACCCAATAGTTATAAATGTTATCAAGCCAGCAATTATAGAAAATGGAAAATTGATACAAGCTGCTGTATTACAAATAGGTATGTTTGATTCTAAAGAATCTGCCGATAATTGGGTTTCTGGTATAAAAGATAGAAATGCTAAGCAACTAACGCAGCTTGAGCAGGAAATCAATGCTAAATATGATGCAGAACTAGATGCTTTAGAAGAAGCTCCAGTAAGTACTGAAGAACAAACTACTAGTGCTCAACCTGTAAACATAAGCAATGAAGATTTATATAATAAGATATATAAGTTTGTATCAGAAAAAACATATGAAGATGGTAGAGAAGCTGGTAATTATATAGATCAAGCTGCAAAAGATTTTTTGGGTGAAGGTAAAATGCCGGAGTTTGATCCTAATAAAATTACTAAAAAAGCTTACTTAGATTTATTTGGACCAGATGGACACCTTACCCAAATAAAAAGAAGAATTGATAATGGTGAACTTTATATAGTAGCTAAAGGATTAGTAGTATATGATTCTAATATAGAAAAGCTTGATGGTACTACAGATAGGATTGCCGGAGAAATTGACTTAATAGCAGTAGATAGAAAAGGTAAAATACATATCATAGATATTAAAACAGGAAATGAGGATAAGTGGTTTAAGTTTAATAAAATTAAAAAGACTAAAAAAACAGCCACCACAAAAGATGATGGTATATATTCTAAAAGAGAAAACTATACTTTACAACAAGCTACTTATGCTACCTTATTAAAAAGAATGATTGGTGTTGATGCTAGTATATCTATATTACCCGTTCAAAGAAGTTCTGATCCACAAACTGGAAAAATTTTAACTGCAGGAAAACCTACAGCTCAATACATATATCAACCTTTAATTTATAGAAGAACACCTGATGGCAAAATATCAAAAAATTCTATTGGTATTAAAGAGTTTGAAGTAGATAATTCACCACAAGTTTCAGAAATGCTTATTCCTCTTTATATGGCTAGTGTAAGAGATGAGATGAATACTCTTTTCCCAATCACAAGATATAAGGATGCAACAGGTGAGTATGTTGAAGAAATGATAGATTTATCTGGTGTATCTAAAACTGTATCACCTAAAGATAAATTAAATACCCTTACTAAAAAATATGAAAATAGTACTAAGAAGATAGACTCTCAAATAGAAACTATTCAAGAAAGACTTAGTAAATTTAATATTACTCAGAACTTTGATAGTATAGACCTATCAGAAAACTCTGACTTTGTACAACAACAACTAGAAAAAGATGAAGCTTTTGCTAATGTATTTAAAGTACATAAAGATAGATTTGTTGGAAAAGTTGCTTATGCACCAACTCCCGGACAATTATTAGCAATTGACGCATTATCTACAGGAGTATTAACTCCGGAAGAAATAGATTTTGTACAAAATAGTAATCCTAATAGAGAAGAAGTATCTGAAATAATACATGAAGCAGTTAAAAGAATACAGTATTTAAAAGTTAATACAACCAGTGATGTTGCTGCTAGAGCATTTTCAGATTATCAAAGAGATGTCTTTAATTTAATTAGTTTAAATAATACTAATGCTCAAGATAAAGCTATCTTAGAAACATTTGTTAATGCATCTCAAGCTACAACACCTCAAGAAATACAAGATGCTGTAAATAGTTTAGATACATTGCAGAGTAGTCTAGAACAGCAATTAAGTAACAAGTTTTTAAAAGATAATGTTATACAAAAAATACAAGGTCAACTTAAAGATGTTAAAGATTTTAATGCTAACTTTAGATTAGATTCAGGCTTTGTTGATGTAGTAGATATTTTTGCTGATCCAATAGATTCTACAATAGATGGAGAAAGTGTTGTAAAAGTAAATGATATTTATTATCTTAATAAGGATGGTAACCCTAAAATGGTGGTAACAGAGATATTAGAAAATGGAAACATTGTGTTAAAATTAGCTACTAAACAAAATACACCTAGAAAAAATGCAAAAGAAATGGTAGTCTCTCCAAATGAATTGTCAAATAATTTTGTTAAAGAGTCAGAGTTAAATAATGTCTCTGATAAACAAACAACATATACAACATCTCCTGCTGAAAAAGAAATTTTAGAAGAAACTTTTGATGCTCAAGATGTTTTCCTTGCATCTGATGAAGCTAAACAAGAAGCTTACAATATTGGTATGGAAACAAATGTGGAGGATATAAAGAATGATTTAATTAATAAATTTAAAAACTGTCAGTAATGATCCAATGTGCTATAAATGATCCAGAGATAATAAAATCACTTTATTCATATGTTGTTGCAAATTTAAAAGAGGCAGAAAAAAAAGGAAGTTTTGATCCAAATGAGTTCATGCAAAATTTTTATAATGAACTTAAAGCTAATGGTTCACCAGAAGCTGCAGCAAAATACATTGCATCATTACCTAAATTAATATCAAGTGTATATACTTCATATTTTTTTGAAAGTAATATTAATATTGATGTAAATAAATTAAAAGAATTAAACATATCTTTTAGATCAGAAGATGGTATCAATAATGTACTAAAAGAATTTGACAAGCCTATAGATGCTGATAAAATTAATGCTAGTATAAATACAGATGATATATCTGAAAATGAGATTGAAATAAAAGAAACAGTAATTAATGAACCAGTTATACCTTCAAGAAGATTTAGAACATTTAGTCCTTTAACAGGTACAGGTCAATCATATGTTAAAATAAAACCTTCTGCAAAAAATTCTAAAGAACTTGTTGTAGAAAGAATAGATCCAAATAAAATACATATTGTTAATACAATGGCTTCTATAAGCAATAGTATGAACAATCAAAGTATTACAGATGGTGTAATATATCAAGGTAAAAAACTATTCTTTAGAGCTTATAATTTAAATGATTTTGCTACTGGAAATAGACAACAATTATTTGATAAAACAACTGAAGATGAAATTATAAAAGCTAGATCAATTGGTGATAAAACACCTAAAGGAGTTTTAAAAATTAATGAAAGAGTTGTATTAATATTATCTGATGAAGCAGGAAATCAACTTTACTTTGATGATGCTGGTAATATTTCTAATGAAAATGAAGGTAAAATTGTTTACCAATTCTTAAGACCGGTAAGAGTAGTTGAGAATAAACTTGTAACTACTAATATTTATAGTGATGAGAATGCTATTCTTACACCAAAAGAAATTGCTAGAAGTACTTATAAAGAAGAATTTGGAGATAAACAAGCTTACTTAGATTCAATAATAAAAGAACAAGAGGAAGACTTAGCAACTCTTAAAAAAATACAAGATGCTGCTTTAAGAAGAAAGCCTTCAGATGCTGCCTACTTATTACCTATTACAGGAATGACTAATGGTATAACTACTCTAGATTCTGCTACAACTATATCTCTAGAAAACTTAATAACATTTCCTAATCAGTCTAAAAAAATTATATCTACAATTGAAACTCAATCAAAAGAAAGTGGTGTTGTAAAAAAAGGTGGAGGAACTATAGAAATAAATAGTGAAAGGTTTCCTATTGATAGGATGAGAATAACTAATGATATAGCAAAACAAATTTCAGAAATTATTATAGAACCAGGATTAACTGTTCAACAAAAATATGATTTTATTAAACAGTTTATTCCTATAGGAATGACAAAAAGTGTTAGAAATTTTGACATAACATATAATTTTGAAAAAAACTCATTGTTCTTAACTATATATGAGAAGCCTAACCTAATAAACCAAATAGCTCAATACAATCTATCTAATACTAATCTAAACAATGTAAATACAGCAAAAGCTTCTGAAGACTTATTTAATGCTTTAACTGAAGGTTATAATGGCTATGCTACTTTTATAAGTTATGATAATGATGCACTAAGAAATAACTCATATAGAATTTATAAAGGTGGTAAAACATTTGAAAAAGACAGTTATTATAATTTAATACTTGCTCAAAATCCTAATATTTCACTCATAGAAAATAACCCAGGTTTCTTTAACTATTCATTACAGTTTGATGTTCCTACAGGTCCTACAGTTTCTAATATAGTTACAGTAAAAGCATTTAGAACATCTGGTACTTTTTCTTCTAGAGTAGGTTATGCACAGAGAGGCTCTGGTTTATATTATGCATTAGATAAACCTTTTCAAGAAGTTCTTTCTAATGATCCTGTAGAAGAAGTAACCGTATCTTATGATCCTTCTAAGACTTTAGATGCAACAACAGAAGAAGGTCAAACTAGATTTATGGATATTAAAAGATCTGCAATTGAAGGCAAATCATTTAAGTCTATGCAAGAATCCAATGATGCTGTAACAGAAGCTATGATTGCTAATGGCTATGAATCACTAATTGGTTGGATTGAACAAGATGTAGAAGAAGCAGGTAGAGAACTTGTTTTATATAAACCTATTGCTGAAAAAAGACAAGAACCTGTTGATGATGAATTCATACCTGTAAATACTACTACTGCAGCTGATATAGAAGCAACAAGATTATATAATATAATAACTTCACCAGAATATATTGATGAGATGGCTCGTCAAGGTATTTTGGCAAGTGAGTCATGGCATTTAAATAAATTATTAAAAAATGAAATACAAAAGAATTCTCAGTACACTAAAGAATTTGCTAGAGAAGTACTTGACAGTTTAATATTAATAACTAACTTTTCACAAAAACAAATTAATATTATAAATAACATTATAGATAGTAAAGTTGATAGTGCTGAAACTAAAAGTGGTACTGATATAATACAAAATATTGTTAAGCCAGAAGCTCCTCAGCCTCATAATAATCCAACTAACTCTAATAAACCTGATGATTTAATAGATGGATTATTTAGAAGAGCAAAAAACTTAGATGAAAAAATAAGTGAAAAGAAAATAAAACAGTCTATTGATTGGTGGAATAGTCCTGGAATGAAAGCCATGAGAGATGCAATAGACTTGAATCCTATAATGAATATAGTAAATTCAGATATATATGCTACTTTTATTGTAAGTGCGGGAACTTTAGCAAATCCAGATAGACTTGGTAAGATAAATTATAATGTTCAGAAAGGTAGTGTATTCCAAAATCTAACAATATATCATGAGGCATGGCATGCTTTCTCACAATTATTCTTAACTCCTCAACAAAAGACTGATCTATATAATGAGATGAGATCTTTAAAGGGAACCTTCACTTTAGAAAATGGGGAAACCTATAGTTACTCTACAGCAAAGATAAGACAATTAGAAGAAAAGTTAGCAGAGGATTTCAGAAACTATATGAAGACTGAAAAACCTGAAACTAAAACCCCGGTTAAAAATACTATATTTAGACAAATATTAAATTTTTTAAAAGCTTTATTAGGTAAATTTCTTAAGAAGTTTAACAAAAAAGATGTTACTATAGATGCATTAAATTCACCAATGGCAAAAGAATTGTTTAACAATTTGAGAGTTGGTAATTTAAATAGTTATAAACCTCTTATATCTAATGCTGAACTATTCTCTTTAGATAGAGGTGTAAGAAATGTAGAAAACCCTAGAGAAGATGTACTTAGTAAACAAGATAGTACACAATTAGTATCTGCAATAGATTCTATAATTGCTGAAATTATAGATGCAAGATATAAGAAATATAAAAATGTTCCCGGAGCTAAAGCTATAACAATAGCTACTCTTGTTGAAACTCAAAGAAGAGAAATACTATTAAATGAAGTTAGAGAGGTTTTAGAAAAAAAACTTAAAACAGAAAAAGATAAACTAAATAAATTAAAACCAAATTTTGATTTTAATGGGTTATCTACTTTACAGAATATAAAAGACTATGCATCTGCCAAATTAACTAATAAAAAAGGTGATCATAAATATGTATTCTTAGCTTCTCAAATTTTAGATTTTTCTAAACTTGATCCTTCTTTAAAGAAAGGTGAAAGAGTAAAAGGTGAATCATATGCAGGTACTATAAAAATTGTTTCTGATTTTTATAAGCATAAAGAAATTAAAAATGAGAATGGTAAACCTGTAGATATAATTGTAGTATCTAATTTAGAGGATGCTGAAGTACAATATAATAACTATGTAAAAGGTGAGGCAAAAGCTTATACAGGATTTGAGCTTAATCAAAAAGCTTTACAGCCTAATTTAAATTTATCTGAAGATGAAGCTCTAATACTAGATAATATTAGAATACTGCAATTAACTCTTAGTAACTGGGGAGATAATAAATCTGGTGTTATTAAATACTATTTAGAAAATACTGACTATGAAGTAGCAAAGAAAAAGTATGAAACAGATTATACAGAAACAGTAGATGCTGATGGTAATACAATTGACCAAACAAAAGTTGGTGATGGTGTTACAAGCCAACTAGAAATAAATAATGATAATTTAAAGGGCAAGGTTTCTCTACAACAATTAATGAGTAAAGAAACAGCTTATATATTAAAGAGTTTGTTTAAAGTAGATTCTCAAGGAAACACTCCTGTAGATAGATTTGGATTTAAACAAAGAGCTGATTTTTCTAAGATATTTAATATTGTAGCAAAAACTATTGGTGGTATAAGAGATAGACAAAAAGCTTATGATGCTCTTGTTAGAGAAGCAGAAAAGTTTCCGGAAATTAAACAATTAATTGAAAGTAAATATCCTGAACCAAATACAAGAAACACTTATGAATTTGATATAAGTAGACAATTCTTACAAGACTTTGGTAAAGCTAAAGTTAAATACATGCAATTGTTTGCTACACTAAGTGATAATGGTGAGTTTGATTTACAATCTGTACAAGCTTCTTTATCTATTAGTTCTATACAAGGTAGATGGATTTCTGAATTTAAGAGTTCTCCTAAAACTCCATATATAAATAAGAGTGCAAATAATGTTTCTTCTTTAAATTTAAATGCAATTGTATCTGAGTTTAGAGAAAAAAGCGGGAACTTAAAAAAATCTAAATCTTTAGAGTTTGCTCAAGCTATAGGTATTGGTTTAGATACAAACAAAAATATAATTTCTGAACTTGATAAAAACTCTGATTACTATGGTTTACCTTATATATTTGATGCTGTAATAGAGTTTAATGAACTACAGTTACTTGAACAAGCAGGTCAAACATTAACCCCACTTCAAAAAGAATACTTAGATAAATTTAGATTAAACCCACTTGAGACTTTAAAAACAACTGTACCAAAAGATGTATTTACAGGAATAATAAAAGAGGACTTTAATGAGAATACTCAGTTAAGAAGACTTGCTGAATTACAAGGTAAATATGGATATGATTCAGCTACAGCAGGTGTAATTAGATCTAATGGTAATACAGGATATGAAGACATAAACTATAGTACTTATTCTGCTAGATTAGATGCTCTTAATAATGTAGAAAAAATAACAGATCTATGGCAAGAAAAGCAGTATTCTTATATGAGTTATCTTGACCCTACTATAAATACTTATACTAGACATTTAAAAATACTGAATAGTATATTTGATAGATATGAAAAAAATGGTGATAGAAAAAAAGGTAGATATATTGAAGCTATTGCTGTAGATGGTACTAATATAAATGATGATCTAGGTAATACTACTACTGAACTAGATGATAAATCCAAGTTCCTACAAGAGATTCATAGTATGCTTCTTGCAGGCTGGGCAGAACTACCGCGTATTTCTGAGAAAAAGTTTTCACAAGGTTTTAGAGTTATAGGTGGAATAGAAAATGGATTAGTTCTTGAGAAGGGTGCTGATAAAAACTTGTATGTAGATATCAATATGTTCTTTGAGGGTAACAAGGGAGAAAATTATGCTATAGTTGAATATCTTTCTGGTTACTTAGAAGGAGAGTTTGATAGAATAAAAAAGTTTAAAGGATCACAAAGAAATGAGCTTTTAAAAATTACAGGTTATAATAGAGTAGTAGATGAAGTTAATGGTAAAAAGATTTATGCCGGAGAAGTATTTAGTGCATTTGATACTGTACTGAGCCCGGAGACTAAAACCAAATTATATAATCTTATTGAAGAAAATATAAATGTTAATTTAAGAACTTCATTAAAAACTGATAGAGAGTTAGCACGTCTAGTATCTAATGATTTTAAAAATTATTTTAATGAATTAGTTTCTGATTATTCTAAAACTTACTATCAAGATGTTCCTTATTTATCTGAGTCTCTTTTAAGAAAAGCTGGTGTTAAACTTTCTGAGTCACCTACATCAGAAGAACTTAAAGCAATAAGAAATAATAAGACTATAACAGATAATATTATTAAAGCTTATGCTTATAATGATTGGATACATAAGTTTGAAACATCTATAATAATGTTTGGTGATTTTGCTCAATGGGATCATGCAAAAGAAGATTGGTCTAAAAGGATTCCAGGAGCTACATCAGATGGTACAGGTTTCTTATATGATCAAGGCACTCAAGATTTTATTAATAATACATTTAATGCACCTTATGAAATTAAAAATGAGTCAGGTCAAAAGGTAGAAAAGCTAAGAACATATGCTGCAATAGAGACTGCAAAAACTAATGGTAAAATAAACTATGATAATTATGTTTTTTCAGACATATTAAATACTGCTGTTATTCAAGATATAGAAAGAAAAAGTATATATCTAGATGATATGAAAGCTGCTTGGAAAGAAGAGTTTTCTAAAACATATGATAATGAAACTGCAGAGTATTTTACAAAACTAAATGCTGAAGCATTTGAGAAAATGACTGAAGGTGATGGTATGGCTTATATGACAATAGATGCATATAGAGCTTTACATAAAACAGGTAGAGGATGGTCTATAGCTCAAGAGAACTTATATCAAAAGATTATAAATGGTGAAAAAGTTACTCAAGCGGAGGCTGCTCAGTACTTTCCTATTTATAAATTACATTATTTTGGTGCACTAAAGAATGACTTAATTGCTACTACAGCAATGCATAAGTTTTCTGTTATGCCTTTAATTCCAGGTGTTAATGCTAAAGAAGGTTCTCAATTAGATAAGCTTCATAAAAAAATGCTTAGAGAAAATGTACAATATGTTACATTTGGTTCTGGATCTAAAGCTGCTAACTTAACTTCTACAGGTAAACTAGATAATATATTTGCTTCAGATCAACAAAAAGCTATCTCTGATGATGTAGAATTTACATTAAATCCAATTTACTTAGCTAATTTAAAAGAAGTTACTGTAATTAATGATGAGTTTAAAGGTGAGCTTCCAATAGCTACACAAACAAGAGCTATTATTTTAGATAACTTGTTTGAAAATGGTAAGATAAAAAATGAAAATAATAAACAGATAATAGATAGTTATTTAAATACTATTAAAGATTACACAAAGTTATTACAATCAGATCTATTAAATGAAATAGGTTATGTGTATAATGAAGAAACTAAAAGATATGAAGGTAATCTTAAAAACTTTGTTGAATTTATAAGAGAAGAATTAGCAGCAAAAGATATACCTAATCACTTAGTTAAATTAATAAATACAACTGAGGATGGTCAGTTAACAATGGATCTTTCTATTCATCCTGAGTCTCAGGATATTGAACAGTTGTTAATGAGTGTAATTCAAAAAAGATTAATTAAACAAAAAACTAATGGTGAACCACTGGTGCAAGCACCTACATCATTTACAAATGGTTGGTGGGACACACAATTTAGTAATGTAACAGATCCAGAAGAAAGAAAAAAATTATTAGGATCTAACACTCTACCTTTTTATTTAAGAGGAGAGATTATAAATAAAGAAACTGGTGAAAGAGCAGCTACAAAAATGATGAAAGTAGCAATTAGTTTACAGGGTTCTTATAATAATCTTTTAAACCAAGTATATAAAGGTCAAAAAATAGGTACCATTGAAAGACTTAATGAACTTATTAAAGATGAGGAATGGTTGAATACAGGTAATAATAGAAAAGCAATTACTATAGGTGGACCAAGAATTCCAAATGATGCTACAAATACTATAGAAGGTGCTGAAGTATGGCATTTTGTAGATCCTGCATTTGGTAATACTGTTATTGTTCCTACAGAAATAGTTGCTAAAGCTGGTTCTGACTTTGATGGTGATAAACTTTTCTTTGCAATGGCTAACATTGATAAAGATGGTAATTACATTAGTAAAGGAATTTCTGATTTTGAAAATAAATTAAAGAAAGCTCAAGAACTTGAGAAACAGTTTGAGGAAAAGAAAGCTTCTAATAAAAAATTAACTAAAGAAGATTTTGAAAAACTTCCTGAAATAAGTTCTGAACAATTAATAGAGCAACAGAAAAGATATTTACAAAATAAATATATTGAAACTCATACATCTTTGTTAGCTCTTCCTGAAAACTATGCATATCTAGTTACACCAAACTTGACTCACTTGGTAGATAAATATATACCGTATTTAGAGAAAACAAGAAGTGGTTATGATAGATATAAAAACCCAGGAAATATTGAGCCTAATAAATCAGCTCCTGATAAAGATGGAAAAAGAAAAACAGTTATAAGTCCTACAAGATTATTAGAGGCAACCTATAACTTGTATAAACATGCTGCTAATTTATCTTTAGAGCCTTCATTAGGTATACAAGCTAAAATAACAAAGAACCATACTATATTTAAAACCATTGGAGCTAAAATGCCTAATACATATAAAGATGAGTTCTTTAATTTAGATACAGGTGAGTTAATTATAAAACCATTGGAACTACCTTTAGTAATGAGATTTTTACATAATGTAGTTAGAAATGAAAAAGGTGAATTAGTAATTTCATTATCCGGAGAAAAAACACAGAAGGGTAGTAGAATTACTGACTTAAACTCACATAATCTTAATGGTATATTAGATAGAGCAAAAAATCCTTTTCCTTTTGATCTACAGATGACTCCAGAAGGTATTAATGTAATTAGTTACTTAATACAAGCAGGAGTAAATGAAGAAGAAGTATTCATGTTTGTTAATCAACCTTTGATTAAAAAATACATGGAAGACCAAAGATTAATGAATAGTGCATACTATACTATTATAAATGGTCAAAAAGCTTCTAAGGTTAAGAGTACAGCTCTATATGATATTGCAATACCTATATTAGACACATTAAATGATGGACAAAAAACTGATTTACTAAATAAGGTAAACCGTGAAAAACTAAGAGCTGCTATTAATACAGTTAGAAAGTTAGAAGATCAAAATGTATTTGTTATAACCCCTAATGCAAGTAAAGGAAGATTACTATCAATAAATGATTTAGCAAATGAGTTAAACTCTAAAAAAATAACTGAGGTAGATAAGATATTTCTTTATAACAAATCAGAAGATAAGTATAATATAATACTATATAAATCTGCTAGTGAGGTAGGAGATTTATTAGATAATTCAACAATTCCTTTTACAACAGAAGTTTTATCAAGAACTTATTTACCCGCAGGTGATATTAGGTTAGAAACTTTATATGATGGCATATCAACAAATGATAGTTCAAGTTTAAAATCACTGGCATTATTCATGAACTTTATTGAGTTAGAAAAACAATTTGAAGGAATGGATAACTTACAACAGTCTTTTGCTCCAGATACTTCAACATTAACTACAACTCAACAAGTAAGACAAAGAAAAAGTAATTATAAAATGCTTGCTAAGTCTAGTAAAATAGACAATGGAACCTTTGAAAGATTAACTAAAGACTCTGTAGTATCTTCATTTAATGTAGATGATTTAATATTAGATTTAATATTACCATTATTTCCTTTAAGATTAAATGTTGACATCAGTACTTTTATATCAGACAAAATAGTTCAGGAAAGAAGACTTATAAAATCAAAATTTGGAACAGGTATAAAGGGACAAGAAAACTTTACTAAAGCTTATAATAATGGTGTAATTAACTTTATATATCAAAACTATATTTCTAATTTTCAAAATGAAGATGGTAAATTAGTTAATGTGGGCCCTGAAGTCGGAGGCTTTCCTACTTTAATAGATGATAATGCAGACTTTGATGCTATTGTAGAAAATGGTGTAATGATCATAAATACAAAAGCTATTGAAGATGACTTTAATAATAAAGTATTTTTAGAAGGAAACACTACTGCTAGAAATTATGCAGAACAAGGTCTAGATGTATTTAAACCTAATCAAAATCCTTTCTTAAATTTAAATAGTTACTATAGATATGTTTTAGAAAGAGAGGCGTTAAGAGTTAAAAATCCTATTGAATCCTTAGAAAATGATTTAGCATATAAAGAGTTTTTAAGTAAACTAGGTAATATTCCTGAAGATGCGTATGAAGCATGGTTATCTGAAAAAGCTTTAAGAGATAGTTATAATAAAGCTTATATAATGGGCTCTACTAAATATAGTTATTCAGATACTATACTTGATCTTATAAGAGGTTTATCAGATAAAGTAAAATCAGAGTATCCTATATTATCACAGATTGCACCTGCTGAAACAAGAAGAGCTAATGTAAAACTTCTACAATTAAATAATAAAAAGCTTGTAAAAGGACAGTTAGCAGAAATATATTACTCTAACTTGCGTAACTTAGGAGATGTTACTATTAAAAAAGTTGATGATCCAGAATTAAATAAAAGAATATCAGACTTATTTAATGAGTTCTCATTAATGATGTTTTATCAGCATGGGGTTGGACCTACTAAATTTGGATTTACAAAAGCTTTAGATCCTGAACAGTATCAAAAATTAATGCGTTATGCAGTAGATGATTTCTTTAAAAATTATTTTATATCTCCAGAGGATACAAATAAAATTTTAAATAGAATATATGATACTGTTGTAAGTGAAGAAATGTTCAAGAACTATTCTGTTCCTTTAAAAGGTTTTCATGCTAAAGAAGTAAAAGATGAATTTATAGAGTCATTTGATTTATTAACTGGTTTATCAGAGGGTCCTGTTATTATGTCTGCAGAAGACATTGCTTCTTATAACACATACTTAAGTAAGAGTAATAACATTAAACCTAAAGTATTCTTTACTCCAAAAACTTTATTTACAGAATTTTATAATAATGTAACGGGTAAAAGACAAACTATGCCTGAAAGTGCACAGTGGAATCTAAACTCATATGGTTATTATGATATGATAGATAATGCCACAAAAGAAGTTTACATACAAAATGTAGACTTAGCAACTGGTAAAAAGATGTTATTAGCTGATGAAGTATATCCTAAATCTTCTGTTAAACCAGGGAGAACTCCTGCAAGTAAAGTAGTTGGTATAAATATTAGTACTAAATCATCTGATAAGCTGGGTAGAGAGTTAACAAATCCTAACTGGGGTGCTAAAAATATTATGGATATAGAAGCTGAATATAAAGCAAATGCTTCTAAAATAAAAGCTCCTAATCTTAATGCAGAAGAAGCATTAAGATATGATATGAATCTTATGTATAAACTTCAGATGAAAAAGTTTAAGGCTCATCCAGAATTGGTTAAAGAAATAACAGATAGAGGTGGTGTGCCTTTCTTAGAAGCTTCTGAACATACTGTAGGAGTAAAAGGTAGCAGATGGGAAGGTAAAGGAACTGATAGCAATTTTATTAAAGTTCTTATCAGATCTTATCAAGATTCTTTAAAAGCTAACCAAGCTCCTGTAAGTGCTACAAACAATCCAGCAGAATATACTAATCATTCTGGAGGAGCTAACGGCTCTGATACTGAGTGGGATGTTATTGGTAAAGAGTTTGGAATGGTAAATAATAACCATTACTATACTGGGGTAAAAAGTCCAAAAAATGCACCATTAGGAAACGTAGATATTACAGATGAACCAATAGCTGTAGAAGGAGCAAGTAAAGTTGCTCAGGCTGCTAAACAAATGTGGGGTTACAAGTATAACACAATGAAAGACCAGAGACTGATTAGAAATTGGGCTCAGGTTGCTAATTCAGATGCAGTATTTGCTATTGGTACATTAGGTAAAGAAGGTGATATCTGGAAAGGAGATGAGAAATCTGCTGAACCAAGAAAACTTCTCAAGTTTGCAGTGCAAGGTGGAACAGGTTATGCTGTAGAAATGGCTATACAAGCTGGTAAACCTGTATATGTATTTGACCAAGTAAGAAATCAATGGTATAAAAATATTAATGGTGAATGGTCTAAATCTGAAGTACCAACTCTTACTAAAAACTTTGCAGGCATAGGCACTAGAGAAATTAATGAAGCTGGTAAACAAGCTATTAGAGATGTATATGCTAATACATTTAAAGCTACTACTCAACCTACTGTACCAGTAGGAGAAGTTAAAGAAGGAGTAGCAGAACTATTTAAATCTAATCCTGAATTAGCTAATATAGGAACTGCACAACAATACTCTAGATATCTTGACACTATATTCCCTGATAATGCAATAGTTTACAGAGGTAGTGAAAAAGGAAGAACTGATTTTCAGACAAGAGGGTTTTTTACTGATAAATTAAGTTATGCAAAAGAATATGCTTTTGACAAAGGGTTTGTATCTAAAAGTGAAAAGGAAATAGTAAACACATTTCTAATTAATACGGCTAATGTGAAGAATGTGGGAGAAATGAATACTGAATCTGTAAAAAATGAACCACAAGATTTGGTATTAAAAGGTACAGATAAAGGCAGAACAAAAGAATCAGGTAATGTATATGCTACAACATCAAAAAATTTACATGAATTAGGTAGTAAACAAGATATAGAAGGGTTTAAAGAGTTTGTACAAGGTGAATCTTTTATTAAACCAGGAGTATCAGAACTATTTGAATCTAAACCAGTATTAAGTACTATAGGAACACCTGAACAGTATAGTAATTGGATTAACTATCTTACTACTCAAGGTAAACTAGCAGGTACACAAGCTACTGATATACTTTATCATGGTACATATGAAGTATTTGAAGAGTTTGATGAAGATAAAAAAGGAACAAACACTGGTATAATTACATATCAATCAGAAGATAAATCTGAGCAATTCCTTAGTGATTCAGCAAATACTATTTTCTTTTCAGATAGAAAAACAAATGCTATTAGTTATACACTGTTAGGTAGAGATAGATATTTATCTGAAATTTTAGATGCTTTACAAAATGTAAGAAGTGGTGTAAAAGACTATGTAGAAGATGCTGTAGAAGTTTTAAAAGGAGTTCCTTATTTTAATAATCTTATTGATAAAGCAAAAAAAGAAGGTAAAACTACTAAAGAAATAATTGATTTATTAGGAAAAGAAGAAACCAGATTAGCTAGAAAATATAAAGAGGGCTCTAGTTCACTTTTTACAAACACATTAGCTAGTACAGAGAATTCATTAAAAACTCTTAATAAGTTTTTGTCTAATATTGATATATTTAAAAAAAATAATGACATTGATTTTACTAATTCAACAAGTAACTTTAGGATTTTTAAAAAAGGTAACAGAACAGAATTTGCTAGATTTGATAAAGGAAAAACTGTATTAACGGCAGAAAGGTTTTATGCAGATGAAGTTACTAATGATAAGATTAAAGACTTTATTAATGCTGCAATTGCTGAAGATAATAATACTTATGCTCAAGTAAAAAAGGATATGAAAAGTGTAGGTTTTGAAGAAAAGGCAATGCCTGTTCTTTTAAATTTACAAAATCCATCTGTTCATGATTATGAAGGATCAGCATTTCCTGATGTATACAAAAATACAAAAACAAGAACAGCTGCTTTTGCTGCAAAACAAGTTGCTGATGCACTTAAAAATGGAAATGATGGTGTTATTTATGAAAACATTGTAGATCCTTTATTATCTAATTCATATGGAGTATTTGATGTAAAAAATATATATATACTTGGAGGAACAGAAGATATACAAGGATTTAAAAACTTTGTATCCGGTCAACCTACTGTAGAACCAGTAACATCAACTGGTGAACCTACAATACAAGAAGAAGATATGAAAGTATTCCAAGCAGCATTAAAAGATAATGATGGAGTATTACCAAATAAATTTATTGTAAGTTTACCTACTGGTACAAGAACTTGGATTAAAAATTCTAGAAACTTATATGATCTTGTAGATGAAAATACTATACTATTAAGAAATGTAAATATGGAATCTGGTCTAGTTGAAGAAGCAACTACTACTCCTGTAGATGAAAGTAAAAGAAAAGCTCTAATAGATCAGTTTACAAATTTACGTAAGACTATGCCTATAGATGAAATTTTAGCTGAAAAAGGTATAGATGCTAATGATGTATTATTAAATTTACAAAAAGCTAAAACACAAGAAGAGTTGTTAAAAATAGAAACTGAAATACTTAAAAAATTATGTTAGCCTGCCCTAATAAAGATAGTGAAGATTGGAAAAGACTTTTAGCAGAAGCTAATGGTAATGAATCAGCTGCATTTGAAGCTTGGTTGTTAGAACAAGATCTTCTAGATGATGGTACTCCAGATACACTTACATTTTCAGATGAAACAGAAGACTTTGCTGAAGAAGCTGAAGCTGCAAAAACTGATGAAGAAGAATCAGACCCTAGAGATTTTGGTAATTTAGTTGATAGTGTAATATTATATCTTGAAAAACAATATGCTACTCTTCAAAATAAAGTCATTACTAATAAAGAATATAAAAAGAAAAAACTCAGAGATCTTATTGAAGAAGTAAAGGTTGCAGAAGGTGTTAAATCTATTTACTTATTTGTAGATGATGCTTATGAAAAATCCAGAAAGGCATCTTTAGAAATGGCTTATCTTTTAAAAAATAAAGAAACTCTAGATCCTAAAGAAGTAATAGGAAAATTATCTGCTATAAATGATTTTATTAATGGGTATTCTATACTAGATGAAATAAGTAAAGCAGATCTAGATAATTACTTTACAGCAGATAGTATAACTAATAGAGTTCCTGGACAACCTTTGACACCTCAACAAAAAATTATTGAGATGAAAGGTATACATGAAACTATTAAACAAAAAGTATTAACAGAAGGTATTCCCTTAATTGCAGACTTTTTATTAGAGTATAAAGGTCCAGATATTACTAACAGGCTAGAATCAGATATGACTGTACTAGATCAAAGAATATCTGATATAGAAAACAGTAACTTAAGTGATGAAAAAAAAGCTGAAAGAATAGCTCAATTAGAAGAAAGAAAAGAAAAGTTTAAGTCTTTTAATTTAGATAGAGAAGGTTTAATAAAAATGCTTAAAGTAGCAAATAAAGATGAAGATGTATTTGATTTCTTAGTAGGGCCTTTAATTAGTTCTCATGATGCTTCTCTAGGATTATTTGCTAAAGCTATTAAAGGTGGACTAGAAGAAGCCCGTCTTAAGGATATAGTAATGGAACGTACTGTAGCAGAAACTTTTGAAGATTATTTAAGAACACAAAGCAATAGAGATAACCCTGCTAAATTTAATGAAGGTATTTATGAAACTATAGAAATACCTATTAAAAATAAAGATGGTGAAACTGAATACATAAAGACATATGCTTTTGTACAAAAATATGATGTAACTAAATTTAATAAAGCTAGAAATCAAATGCTTGAAGCAATAGGTGAAGAACCTGTTTTAAGTGAGAAACCTACATTTGAAGAAAAACAAGCATTAAAAGCTTGGAGATCTCAAAGAGCTGCTTGGTATAGAAAGAACACTCAAGCTAAACCTATATCAGAAATAAATAAAATAATTGAAGAAAAACAACTTGAATTATCTAAAAGAATTATTACTGATGATGAATATTCAGATTGGTTAAAAAGTGTAAAGCATGAAAGAAATGGTGTAGTCACTTATATGAGAGAGTTATCTGAACCTTCTAATGATTATTTAAATGCTAACTGGACAGCCTTATATAATTTAGATGGTACACCTAAAAATGCAAAAGGTGAGTACCATAAGAAAATGTTAGATATATATTTAGAGGCGCAAGAAAAATTACCGGAAGTACAGAGAAGAGGTTACATCCTACCTTCAGTAGTAAAGACTGATGGTGAAAGATTACAGCAAGAAGGTATTGTAAAAACTGTAAAAACAAAAGCAAGAGAAGCTGTAAAGATGCAAGCTTATGATACTGAATATGGTTTAGCTGGTTTAGGTATTACAGAAGCAAAATTTATCCCGGTGTATTATACACAGATAATGCCTACTGAAGATATGAGTTTAAATATAGCAAGATCTGTAATGTTATTTAACTCAATGGCTAATAGATATGAAGCATTAAATAAAATAAACTCTGAAATTTCTTTATTTCAAACTGTTATAGGTGATAGACAAGTTTTAAAAACTAATTCTCTTGGTAAACCTGTGTTAGATGCATTTGCAAAAAAATTAGGTTATGAGGAATATATAAAAAAGAATGGAGAAAGTTTTTCTCAAAAACATGTGGATGCTTTTATAGATATGGTTGTATATGGAGAAATGCAAAAATCAGAACAATTATTTGGTTTACAAATAGATAAAATTGTAAATAATTTAATGGGTTATTCTGCTATTACTTCTATTGCAGCAGATTTATTAAAGGGTGTGGCAAATAATATGCAGGCTAATATTCAAGTAATGATAGAAGCAAATGCCGGAGAATTCTTTAATAAGAAAAATCTTATGAAAGGAAAAGCTTACTATACTAAATCAGTTCCTGGATTTATTTCAGACTTTAGTAAATCTGCTCCAACTAATTTAGCTACCAGGTTATTTGATTATTATGATGCTATACAAGGTAATTTTAAAGACCAATATGGTAGGAACATTACAGGTAGTATGGCCAACAAATTATTTAGTACAAATACTTTATTCTTTAATCAGTTCTTTGGTGAACATGAAGTACAGGGTAGTACTATGTTTGCATTAATGGATGCTACTAAAGTATTAGATAATGAAAATGGAGAAATAATAACTCTATTACAAGCTCATGAAAAGTATGGTGTTGAACTTGATGGTAAAATAAAAATATTACAAGTAGATGCTAACCAAGAACCAATCAAAGATGATACTGGAGAATACATAGCTTTTAATTATGATGAAAAACAAAGACTAAACTTTCAGTCTAGATTACATGCATTAAATAAAAGAATGCATGGTGTCTATAATGAATTTGATAAAGGTACAATTCAAAGAGGAGCTTTAGGAAGATTACTTCTAATGTATAAAAAACACTTAGTTCCGGGCTATAAAAAAAGATGGAAAAAGCTAGGTATGGATCAAGAATTAGGTGCACCTACTGAAGGCTATTATATAACATTTTATAAAACTTTTGTTAGAGATTTAAGAGACTATAAGTTTAATATAATGAAAAACTGGGCTTCTTATTCTCCATTTGAAAAAGCACAAATAAGAAGAGTTATTGCAGAAGCTACAATAATTTTAACAACTATAGCTCTTATCATGCTAATTAGATCTATGATGGGTACAGGTGATGATGATGATAAATTAACTGAATCTCAAAAAGCAGCTAGAGATAATTACATATATAATTTTGTTTTGTATGAGGCTACTAGAATGAGAAGTGAAACAAGTTCATACATTAATATTGTAGATGCATATAGGGTTGTAAAATCACCTTCAGCAATGACAGGTACATTAAACAGAGCAATTAAATTTACAGATCAGTTTATTTTTACTTGGAATCCTGAAAAATTAAGTTATCAAAAAGATACAGGAGTTTGGAACAAAGGAGACAATAAATCTTGGGCTTATTTTCTAAAACTAATGGGTTTTTCTGGATACAATTTTACACCAGGAGAAGCAGTTAAATCATTTGAAAGTACATTCTTTAATTAATATATTATGGCAAAAAGTAATACAACAACAGTTAAAACTTATAAGAGTAATAAAGTATCCCGTCCAGGAGTACATGCAAAATCTAAGACTTCAAAACTTAAGAAGTCTAAGAACTACAAGAAAGCTTATAGAGCTCAGGGTAGGTAAAAAAAAGGGGAACCAAACGGCTCCCCTAAAATTATTCATCTTCTTCACAACAGTCACATTTCTCTGACTCTTGTTCTCCATACTGATTATAGAACCAATCTGCAGCATCTGCTTTAGATTGTTTTTCATAACAACCGCAATACATACTATTAGCACCTGCTAAGTATGCTTCAATCATTGCTTTCTTGAATGCTACTGGATGCATCTGTGTCAACTTTAATAAATTTACTTAGTTCAGGTCTAAAATATCCTGGTCCCTTCAAGATTTTCCCATCCTCTCTTAATACAGGTTTACCATCTTTATCTAATTTACTCATATTACTTTCTTGTATTTCATTAAATACATCTTCTATAATATGTTGCATACCATGTTTAAGAATAGTTCCGCATAAAATATATAACTGGTCACCTAATGCATCAGCAACATCTACTAATGCTTTTTTATGACAAGCTTCTAAGTACTCATCATTTTCTTCTTTCATTAATGTATGTCTCAGATCAAATTCAGAATGAGATAATAATCTTGGCCATCTACCATTTTCTTGACCAAATGCTTTGTGGAATTTTTCCACTGCTTCAAGTTGTTTTTTCATACTGCTAAAATAAAAAAAAATGGGGATAGCTTTATACTATCCCCATAAAATTAAAAGAAATCAGGTGCAGAATCTGAATCATTATCAGTTTCATTAAAGTCAAGATCAAAATCATCTTCTTCAGCAAATACTGAATCTAAATTGTCAGTAGTTTCTACTGTTTCAAAAGTATTAGCTATTGGATCATTATGCTCAAGTATTACTTCTTTTTCAAACTGTTCATAATCTTCAGGAGATGGTTGTAAAGATACTACATCTTCATCTAGAGCAAATGGAACTTCCTCAGCTTCATTTGTGTCTTCAATGATTTCTTCTGACTGGTGCAAAACTGCTTCTATTTTTATCTCTTCTTGCACCACTTGATTATCAGATAGTTCTGCTTCAGCAATTTGATCTAGAATATTAGTTTGTCTTGGGTCAGCATATAACGGATCTATTATTTCTAGTTCTTCCTCAACTGGTTCACTAACTACAACAACTGGTTGAACTGGTTGACTAAAATCACAAATTGTTCCTATAAAGTAATGTAAGATTCTTTGGTCTTCCATCCAAGTCTTAGGATGTGATAATTGTAATGCATCAGTTACATAATTATAAAAGGCCCATAAACTATCTGTATTAGCAAATACATGATTTGGTTTCTTCATTTGGTCTCTTACCATACTAGATTGTTCTGTAGTAAGTATTTCATACTCAGCAAAGAGCACACCCAAAAGTTGAGACTGTTTTCTTTTGTTAAGTGTTACTACTTCCATAGCAGCTTTATCAGAACACAACTGATTATAGTACATGTTTGCATTAGTAATATAATTATCAATAGTAGCTTTTGTTTCTGTGTCTGCAGAACCTGTGTGTTTTCTAACCCAGCTACCAACTTCTCCAGAAATCATAACACCACCTGTCTTATTTATATAAGCACCAACTACACATTTAAACTTTACTTGTTTATTATAACTGTTTGTCCAAGCAAACATCATTGACAACTCAGGGTCATTATTAAAATTTAACTTATAAATTCCTTGAGCAATCTGTCCATCAGCAGTACATCTGTACTCCTCATCTACAATATTAAACCCTGCAGCAGCAAGGGATTGGTAAGCATAATCAATAACAAACTGGTGACTTATAACAGTATAAGTAGCAGCATGATTTGGTAAAGGCACACTTACTAAATGTGCCTTTGTTGTGTTTTGTATTTTCTTTGGCATTTTAAAATAAACTTAATTGATTTGTATTTGGTTCTAGAGAATTAATTTCTTTATTAATCTTCTCTAAATAGTAATCATAATTAATATCATAGTCTTCAAATGCTTTCTCATCAGCATTTATATATAGTTTTTGCAACCATCTTCCAGCTTCTACTTGTATTTCTCTAAGGTCTTCATTATTTTTCTTGATGATCTTACAACCCTTATTGGATATATAATATCTAATAGTATTTTGTAATTCTTCTAGTATAAAGTCTCCGGAAACTATTTCATGTTTATAAAATTTCCAATCTCCTTTGATCTTAACACC